GATGGTCTATTACTTGGCTTGGGAAATTACAAAACGTGCGGGTGAAGCACCTAAACCATTTGGCGAAACCTTTATAGATACGTTGAGAAGCGTAACTGTCGAGGATAGCGACCCTTTAGCTTAAAGCGAGATTTGCCTTTCACCTACCTAATTGCTCGCTTGAGCATAAGGTTGCAAATCCCGCCGCAAGCGCTTTTGGATTTAGATAAGAATATGCTCGATGCGTTATTGCTAGGGCTAAAGGATGAGGCTAAGGAGATACAAGATGGCAACAGAATTAACCGGCGCCGTTGAGCTCCGCCTCGCCTTACGTAAATTTGCTCCGGATTTGTCCAAGGAAACTCAAAAGCAAATGGGAAAAATACTTAAAACCGTTACAACGGTAGCAAAAGGTTTTTTACCCTCAGATGGAAAAGTATTAAGCGGCTGGTCTAAACCTGTATCCTCTGAAAATTTAGAGTATAGGCCTTTTCCGCGTTATAGCTCATTTGAGGCTAAACGAGGTATTGGCTATAAAACCTCACCATCTCGGCCCAATAAAAACGGTTTTGTAGCTTTAGCAAGGATCGTTAATTCGTCGGCCGCCGGTGCAATTTATGAAACAGCGGGCCGTAAAAATCCAGATGGGCAACCGGTATTTCAACGTAGCAAATTTACCCCGGTTAATTATCGCGAGGATCGTAGAGGGTATAACAAATCCCTTAACCCTAACGCTGGTCGGCAATTTTTAGACAATCTAAACTCAGCCGGCGAGTTAGTGAGTGCTCGTCCTATAGGGATGGTAGGCCGGCCTAGTCGTAAACAGACAGGCCGCGTAATCTTTAGAGCATGGGCACAAGATAACGGCAGGGCTAACGCTGCACTAATTCTAGCTATTGAAAAGGCCGCTTTAAGATTTGATAACGCTGTTAAAGGAGCCGCATAATGGCTACAGATATTGCAATAAATATACTTAGTCAATTTGTCGGCAAGCAAGCCTTTAAGCAAGCGGATACCGCTACCGATAAATTGACAAAAAATGTTAAAAATCTAGGTAGGACTTTAGGCGTAACATTAAGCGTTGGAGCCGTACTTGCTTTTGGTAAGGCCGCCGTTAGGGCCGCAGCTGAGGATGAAAAGGCACAAAAGCAACTAGCTCTAGCTCTTAAAAACGTGGGTCTTGGTAGAGACGTGGCGGCCTCTGAGGCCTACCTCCAAAAACTATCTACTGAATTTGGGATCGTGGACGACCAGTTAAGGCCGGCCTATCAGACTTTAGCGGTTGCTACAGGGGATACAGCTCAATCTCAAAAACTTTTAATGCTAGCGCTAGATATATCAGCCTCAACCGGAAAAGACTTATCTAGCGTTATCGGAGCACTTTCTAAGGCATACCTTGGTAATAATACAGCTCTTAGTAAATTAGGCGTAGGCATATCAAAAGCTGATCTTAAAACTGGAAAATTTGACGATATCGTCAATCAACTAGCCAAAACCTTTAAGGGCGCTGCCTCCGCATCGGCCGATACTTTTTCCGGAAAGATGGCCAAGTTAGGCGTATCTATAGATAACGCTAAAGAGATCCTAGGTAAAGGCTTGATTGACAGTTTTATGATCTTAACCGACTCAGCCAATATTACAGAATTACAGACTAAGATCGAGGAATTTGCTACCTCGGCCAGCGAAAATTTTAAGAAACTTGCAGGTTTTCTAAAAGAAAACGAGACACTAATAAAAAGCATCTTAGCGATATTAGCGGCTACTTATGTCTCTACAAAAATTCTAACTGGAGTAGCTGCAACGATAGCGGCTATTAAGTTACTTAACGAGACCTATAAAATTTTACGCGCTACTGCCCTTGCTACCGCTATCGCTGAGATGTTTGCCCTTAATCCTTATGGCGCTGCCTTTATGGTTGCGGGTATGGTGGCACTTATCGGTATTACAATTAAGGGCGTTGATGCACTTACCGATGCTTGGAATAATGCCGACAAAGCAAAAAATAAGGCTTACGATGCGGATGCTACTGGCCTCAACCATTTACGAGAGCTTGAGTCTCGATATAATAAAGCTGACCTCAAAGAAAATAAAAAAATTACAGCTGAGGAATTAAAGCAACTTGGTGCCAAGAAATTACAGCTAGCCATCGATAAGGCTAAATTAGCCCTAGGTAAGGGCGAGGATGTTTTTGATATACAAAAGATCCAACTGGCCGCAGCTACCGTAAACACAGCTCGCCAATTAGGCGAGGTAACAAATCAGGCGCAGCTATTACAAATTACTAATGACATGGCTCGACTCCGGGTTAAAAAGGATATTGATGATTTAGAGGCTGCAATCGCAGCTAAAGATATAGCGGCTATTGAGGCTGGCACCGCCAAGTTAAATAAGGATCTGCTCATACTTGGCGCTTTAACTAATCAAAAACTTACGCTAAGGGATATTGAGTCTATTCTTAAAGATATAGTCCCTAAGGATTTAATTAATATATCTAATCTTGAAAAGGCTATGGCTCTGTTAAGGACTATTGCCGCTATGGAAAGTGGCAAGATGCCAACTCACGCGGCCCCTATTTTAGGCGATCCTAATGCTAGCCCTAAAGGTTTCCCAACAGATGCCGCGATAAACGATGCACTTGCTAAAGGCAGCTTTGTACCTGTAGTACCGGGTACAGGCGGCGTATATGGCGGTAGCGGTCGAGCCGGTGATTATGCCTCTAGCGGTTTCCCGGGCTCGGCTATGGGCTACTCAGGCGCCGGTAGTAACGTAAATATTACTATCGAGGCGGGTATCGGTGATCCTGAGGCTATCGCTCGAGCTGTAGCCGATGCTCTTAACCAATCTACCTACCGCGGTACCTCTACTAATCGGGACTCCGGAGTTTACGTCCAGCTATGACATGGCTACCCGAGTGGAGAATTACGATCGGTACGACCGTTTACGACACCGTATTGAGCGTAACCATGGCAACAGGTCGAGACGATATCGATCTCCAATGTAACGCTGGTTATGCGCGTTTAGAAATCGTCAATACTAATAATCTACCTTTTGATATTGACGTTACCGATGTTTTAACCCTTGAGTTAAAAAACAGCGCTGGCACTTATATACCTGTTTTTGGAGGGGCGGTATCGGATTTTGGTATCTCTGTACGCTCACCCGAGGAAACAGGTTTTGTAACAATCGGTAATATATTGGCCGTTGGATCCTTGGCTAAATTAACTAAGGCTCTCTTTCCCGATGCCTTGGCTAAGGACGAGGACGGCAATCAGATATACGACATACTTAACGAGCTACTTATTAACTCTTGGAATGAGGTAGCCCCAGCTTTACAATGGCAAGACTACGATCCGACTACAACGTGGGCTAATGCCGAAAACGTAGGACTTGGCGAGATCGATCAGCCTGGACTATACGAGATGATTTCACGAGCTGCCGATCCATACAGTAGCTACAACCTATGCGCTCAAATTGCACAAAGCGGTTTAGGACAACTCTACGAGGATAAGGCCGGACGAGTCTGTTATGCCGATGCCGACCACCGTACGACCTACCTATCCACGTACGGCTATACAACTATTTCAGCCAATTACGCCACTCCCTCAAGTATTAGATCCATTTTGCAGATAGGCAAGATCCGTAACTCGCTAGTGTTTAAGTATGGCAATAACTACGCCAATACCGCCTCAGCTGTAGATAATGACTCCATAGCCACTTACGGCAGGTATCAGCGTGACGTTAGCTCTAACCTGCACAATTTAGCCGATGTTAATACCGTAATGACCCGCGAGCTTGGCCTACGCGCTATTCCAAGAGATCAATTACAAAGCCTGACTTTTAGACTAGATAACGCTAACCTGCCCGATGCCGAGCGTAATAAACTCATAGACGTATTTTTTGGCCAGCCAATGATTATTAACGATCTACCGATCAATATGTTTAACGGCTCATTTAACGGCTTTATCGAGGGTTTTGCTATGAAGGCTACTCCGGCATATGTTGATATGACCCTGACCCTTAGCCCTACAGATTTCTCTCTAGTCGCGCCACAATGGAATACGGTAAGCCCGGCTAACCTGATTTGGACAGGTGTAAACGCTACACTTGAGTGGGAAAACGCATTTGGAGGTTTAACGTAATGGCAACTACTACCCCTAATTTTGGATGGCCGGTACCTACGAGCACCGACCTAGTTAAAGATGGAGCTACGGCTATTGAGGCACTAGGTGACTCGATCGATGCCTCAATGCTCGATCTTAAGGGCGGCACTACTGGGCAGGTATTAAGCAAAACGACTAATACTGATATGGATTTTACGTGGATCGAGCAAGACGATACTACTATCTCATTTAATGCTCAGACCGGTACAACATACACGTTAGTAGCAGCAGACGTAGGTAAATTAGTTACTACATCTAACGCCTCAGCTGTTACCGTTACCGTGCCGCCATCTGTATTTTCAGCTGGTAATCAAATAAACGTACAAAGTATCGGCGTAGGGCTTACATCTTTTGCTCAAGGTGCCGGTGTGACTATCACATCTACAGGAGCTACAGCATCAGCCCCAACTCTTAGAGCTCGTTACTCAGCTTGCACAATTATTTGTACCGCAGCTAATACGTTTACAATCGTGGGCGATCTAAGTTAATGAGCCCTATTTTAGGAATTGTTGCCTCAAGTCGCAGGGCTGCATCACGTACTTTTGATTATTTGGTTGTGGCCGGCGGTGGCGCTGGAGGCGGAAATAGCTCGACTAACTCGGCAGCCGGTGGCGGTGGCGGAGCAGGTGGCTTATTAGCTAGTGCGGTTGTTAAATCAACCGGATCATCTTTTACCGTAACGGTGGGCGCAGGTGGAGCAGGTGCGGCTGGAGCAGGATCTAACGGCAGCAATAGCGTTTTTGATACTTTTACATCAACTGGCGGCGGTGCAGCTGGATCTTGGAATAGCCCAGCTGGCGTTACAGGTGGATCAGGTGGCGGCGGTGCTGGTCGAGCCGTTAATGAAACTAATTTAGGTGGCAGCGGTACGTCAGGCCAAGGTAACGCCGGCGGTACTGGAAACTCAACCTCTACAGCTGGTATTACGTTAGGCGGTGGCGGTGGCGGCGGTGCAAGTGCTGTTGGAGCAACCGCTAATTCTACAGGTAACGGTAACGGCGGAGCTGGTACCGCATCAAGCATTACTACATCAAGTGTTACTTATGCTGGAGGCGGTGGCGGTGGCGCAGAATATCCAGTAGGCGGATTAAATGTTGCAGGTACAGGTGGATCAGGTGGAGGCGGCGGCGGTTACGCTTCTACAGGGGCAACTAATTTTGGTAATGGTACGGCTGGCACAACTAATCGCGGAGGCGGCGGCGGTGGCGGCGCTAATGGTTATAGCGGCGGCGGTAATTTTAGCGGTGGTAATGGTGGATCAGGTATTGTCATTATTCGCTACCCAGATACTTTTGCTAACTTAACTTCTATCGGTGGCGGTTTGACTTATTCGCTAACGACTACAGGTGGATATAAGATTTATTCATTTACAGCCGGGACAGGTACGGTAACAATCTAATGGCACATTACGCGTTTATGGATAAAAATAATATCGTAACTGAGGTTATTGTAGGCATTGATGAAACAGAAACTATTGAAGGATTAGATCCTGAAACTTGGTATGGCAATTTTAGAAATCAAAAATGTTTACGTACTAGCTATAACAATAAAATAAGATTTAATTATGCTGGAGTAGGTTATACATATGACCCGGAGCGCGATGCTTTTATAGCGCCTCGGCCAGATAATGAAATAGGTTTTGACGAGACTACTTGCACATGGATAGTACCTACAGATGGAGACTAGTTACAACGGCTACCCGGCATCTAAAGATCAGGCCGAGATAAAAATAAAGTCATACCCTGTAAAGGGTACTGATCGGAAGCTAAAGTGTGCCGAGAGTGTGGGCCCACTCTTGGCCGCTTTTGCCTCTGAGTTTCACGAGCTGATCGAGCCAATCGATGAGGGCATTTTTGACGATTGGGGCTATGCCTACAGGATGGTAAGAGGTAATCCGACAAAACTCTCTTGTCATTCATCCGGGACGGCTATTGATCTCAATGCTACAAAGCATCCACTAGGCAAGGCTGGCACTTTCCCAGCTGAGAAAATACCTATGATCCGAGCGCTGGCAAAAAAGTACGGCCTCAAGTGGGGCGGCGATTTTAAGACAAGGCCGGATGATATGCACTTTGAGGTAGAGGTGACACCAACCAAGGCTAAGGCCCTAATCTCTAGTTTAGGTTTAGAGTAAGACAAATCCTAAAGGGCATTTAGGAGCAACAAATGAAAGAGCAAGCAATAGCAATAGGTAAGTCCTATCTAAGATCAGCGATCGCGTGTGCGGCAGCTCTCTATATGAGCGGTATTACCGATCCAAAAGTATTAGCTAATGCGTTTATCGCTGGGCTAATCGGGCCTCTACTTAAGGCCGTCCAACCGTCCGAGGGACAATTTGGCGTAACTAAGTAATGGAAAGAGCCCAGCTTGTAATTGGTATTACCTTGGGGGTAATTACTATTTTGGGGTTATGGGCTGGGCTCATCCGTAAATTAGTTATATTTTATTTATCCGAGCTAAAGCCTGACGGCAACGGTGGGCACAACCTAGCCGGGCGCGTTGAGCGTATAGAGCAGCGGGTAGATCGCATCTATGAGATTTTGCTTGAGGACAGGCTAGCCAAGTAGCGACACGCCAAGAGCCTTAGTACTTGGCTTTGTGACAAATAGCCCTCATACTGATACTACAAATGCTGAGAGGGCTACTCGGTTAGTAGCTTGATCGGCCTTAACAAAGGGCGAAAGATGAATAGTTTAGATATATTGGTAGGCCTAGGAGCTTGTGCTCTAGGGTTTTTATTTATGGTGATCGGATACTCGATCGGATACCGTGAGGGCCATGGCGAAGGTTTTGTACGAGGCCGCGCTATTGCTAAAGCTCTTAAAGAGAGCGAGGCAATCTAATGGGGTTTTTGGATGGGTACGAGGATGTAAACGCGCGGATAAAGCGTTTCCGATCAGAATTTCCCTCAGGTAGATTAGTCGCTTTTATTGAAAGTTTTGATATCGAAAAGGGGACGATCCTTGTAAGAGCTGAGGCTTATCGTGAGTATGAGGATATGGTGCCAAGCGCCGTAGATTATGCTTTTGGTAACGTAAATACTTATCCTCAAAATATGCGTAAGTGGATGGTAGAGGACACAATTACGAGTAGCTATGGCCGCGTGATCGGGCTATTAACTCCAAGTCTCGAGCATAACTCGAGGCCTACGGTGCAGGATATGGAAAAGGTCGAAACTCTACCGGCTAGCGCTGACCCTTGGAGCACTAAGGCATCAATCGAGGACATGGCCACAATGGCTACGGCTATCGTCGAAATCGGTACACAGCTGGGAGGCGAGTTAGTAGCTGAGGCGCCACGCTGCCCTCATGGCACAATGATATGGGCTGAGGGTAAGGCTAAGAGCACCGGTAAGCCTTGGGCCGCGTACAAGTGCACCGAGAAGCTACGCGCTAACCAATGCACGCCTTACTGGCACGTGCTCGGATTCGATGGCAAATGGAAACCGCAGGTATAGACATGGGAGAGCTAACGTTTATTAAAGACGGCGTATCTACAACGATCCACGATAACGGCGATGTAACTATACTTAAAGCCGTTTTATGCGATGAGTGTAAAAAATGGACTACACTTTTTGGCGGCTTGCCTGTTAGAGATCATACCGGCGAGGTCGTAATGTGGTTGTGTGCAGAATGTCGCAGCTAGCCAAGGTAATACTTGATCGCTCTCAGGAAATTACAGCTCATAAAGTAGGACTAGAGCGCACAATCGTACGTAATGCCAATACAAGCGATGTTAGTAATTTTGGCCAAGTCTATAAAAACTGGCATGAGCTTGTATGGCAAGAGGCCGAGGGCGCCTCGGCTGAGACGGCTGTAGCTAACTATTTTGGCGATTATGCTTTCGTGCCAAAAATACACAATGCCCACGAGGAGGCAGACGTAGGCGAAAATATAGAGGTTCAGCGGACTAAGCACACTAACGGCCATTTGATCTTACAAAACAGAGGCCCGGGCCGGCC